CCATTTATAGTTATATCATCAACTGTTAAAGTTGTTAGTGTACCTAAAGAAGTAATATTTGATTGTGCTGCACCTGTTACTGTTGCTGCAGTACCAGATACGTTTCCTGTTACATCACCAGTTAATGGTCCTGCAAAAGCATCTGCAGTAACTGTACCATCAAAGAATGCGTCTTTAAATTCTACAGAACTTGTACCTAAGTCAATATCATTATCTGTTGATGGTACGATTGCACCATCAGTAAATGTTACTTGATTAGATCCACCAGCTGCTATAGTTATAACATTAGATCCACTAAATGTAATACTCGTATCTGTATCTCCATCACCAGCTATTGAATCTAACTGCACAGCTCCTACATTTGATAATGCAGCATCTCCAAAGTCTACTGCACCAGCAACTGTTAGTGTTCCTGATACATCTACATTACCATTTATATCTACTGTAGTAGCTGCTATCTGTATTTCTGTGTCTGCTACTAGATCTAACTGACCATCTGTAGATGAGTTGATATATATTGCCGTATCTCTAAACTGTAATTTTTCTGTAGTTGATAATAGTATATCATCCGAGAACTGGAAATAGTCTTCATCTTCCATCCATGTTAACACACCATCAGATGTATTACCATCAAACGTTATAGCAATATCTGTATCAGCACCTGTACCAAATGTTATTGCATTACTAAATAATTTAGATATAGGACCACCATCTCCAGCAGTGCTGCCATCATGTGTGTGACCTGTTGATACATTAAATGCTGCTAATATCTGATTAAATTCATCATTAGTGTGTGCAGCAGTGATAGTATCACCGTCACTATATGAGCTTTGTCTAGCTGAATATCCTGCCATTATCTTCTTCCTCCTGGGACAAATTCTAATTCAAAACCTTTTAAACTTATTGGTGGGTTTGTACTATCATCTGTAACTTTTACAGCCACTGTAAAACCTGAACCCACAACATGTTGTCTTACTAGTGGTATACCTGACTGTCCGTATACTGAAGTTGCATATATACCAGAGTTATATAGTGCTGGTATATTACCTGTTCCAATAGATACGGCTGCAGGTTGTGGTGTGGTATTTGCATCAAAGTCATATCTTAATTGTAAACTAGCATCCACAGTTCCTTCATTAGTATAGTTTGCTATAACTCTTTGCATATTTTTTCTTATACCTGGATCTCCCATAGTCAGATCAGGAGATCTATATCTACCTTTTATATTAGTCGTTGTAGCAGCTCTTGCAAAATTATTACCTGACTCTTGTTTATAAACATATCCATCATAACCACCACTTACAATAGTTTCTGTTCCACTTTTAAATTCAGAGTCAGTGCAAGAAACTTTTAGTCCTATCATATCTGCATATTCATAACCAAGCTGTCCAGTGTTTGTATTTATTTTTATTACACCTATAATTGCTTTTGCAGAATCTTCACCACCACTTGTTGTAGGATAAAATAATCTATATTGTGATTTTTTTCTAATCACTACAGAACTAATATTATCTGTTGTTATATCATCAATACGTTGTTGTATTTGTTTAGATATAGTACCAAGTTCTACGTCACCAATTCTTTCTGTACCTGCTACAGTTCTTAAACCATCTGGTGCTAAATAAATTATATCACCACCAAGTTCTTGAATAGATCCTCCATCAAGACATCCTATATTTCTTGTAACAGGTGCTATTGCAAAATCAGATTCTGTATTTCCTGTTAATTTAAATATTTTATCTTCACCAAATATAAATAAAGAATCCCTAAATACTTTTAATCCAGTAATTTTTGTATCTACTTTAATAGTTCCACCACCGTTACCTGATGTAAAATCATTAGTTTGAAACGGCCCCATAAAACTCATTTGTTGTTCTGCACTTGGGTTACCTGCAAAAAATATATGGTTTTTAAATATTTCTACATGTTTAAAGTTTGCTGTACCTGTTGCATTTACAACTGATGCAGAAAATGCAGATGTTAAAAGCTGTGGACTAGAAGTTCCTGTAGTAATAACTATTCGTTCAGTACCATCAAAATTAAATATTTTAAATTCATAATTTCTAGTTGGTGTTCCTAATCCTGTTATTGTAGATGTCCAACTACCTGATGTGCCTGCTCTGTGTATGCTGCCACCTCTAGCTGCTAAAACTTTATCATTAAATAAAGCTGTCATTACAACTCTTTCACTAGATGATGAAACTTGTGGTACAATATTAGAATTAAATTTTGTTGTACCTAATACTTTTTTATACCCACCATTTACATCTGGTTCAAAGTTTGTTAATACTTTTGATTCTCCAGGTTGGTATGAAAAAGAATCTTTGTTTAATACAAGTCCTCCACCGCAACCAAATACAAAAGGTGATATTTGTGATGTATCAGCCACTTATTGCACCCCGTCTATGATATCCTAAATTTACTCTAGTATCTAGCATCTCACTCGGTGCATTAATTAATTCTATTCTCATTCTTTTTACTCCAGCTAAAAAATCTTGATTTGCAAACTGAGTAAACTGTGGATCTGATCTTAAAGAGTAAATATAATATTTTGCTCTTGATACAACTACATCATGAAATCTAGCAGGTATATCTGGTGTATCTGTTGATGCAGATAAATCAGAATGTGTTTTCCAATATTCATAATTTACTGTATACTTATCAGAATCAGGTATTGGATATAATCCAAACTTATCATCTTGAGTTCTAAATACAAAATCAGGTGTATTGTAATGATCACTATTATTAGTTTGTGCTGTAGACAAAAATCTTCTTCTATAGTCATCATATGTTATATATACTAATTTTTTAGGTTGTATATCTTCTGATACTTTTACATAATCTACATCTAAATTATTTGAGTCATCATTATCTAAAGTAATATGTGATGTAGATGCTGTTGCTGTAAATGTTGTATCTAATATTTTACCATCACCAAAATCTGATACTGTAACTGTTGTATTTAAATTTTGTGTTCCTGCAGCTGATGTTCCTACTTGTACTTTTAAACTAGAGCCACTAGATGATGTATCCATAACTCTTACTTGCACTCTGTATTTTTTATTCTTTACTGTAGATAAACTTGCAGATGCTGCTGCTGCATTTAATCTTAATCTTCCATTACCACCAGAGTTATATGCTGGTGATCCTGATACTGTTGACCAGTTACTTATATCACTATCAAATGTAGTATTAGTTACAAGTTCTGTAGGCACTAAATAAAAAGACTCAAAATCAACTGATCGGTAATCAGTTGGTAATGAGTACTCTTTTTGTCCAGCGTATGTAACTTGTGTTTTATCACTATGTAGCCAAGGCCACTCTAATTCTGATGAATATACATCTCTTAATGCTTTATTAATAATATCTTTTACTGTTGTTTGAATACCACTACTAGATGCAAAATTTGAAGAAGTGAGTTGCACTTCGTTAAGTTCTGCCAATACTGCATTTGTGAGTTGTAAATAATTCATACTAGTCTCTTAATAGTTTTAATATCTTATCTAATTTTTTATCTTGTTCTTGTACTTTTTTTTCTAATTCTCTAAAGGACTCTAAACTTGCTGCTTGTCCACCAAGGTTTCTTTTTGTTTGTCCTGTTGATGCGTTTGTTTTTTCTCTTAAATCAATAATTGCCATATACTTTTCCATTTAAAAGAAGGGGGCAAATGCCCCCCTCTAGTTAGTTATTACACTGCTGTGTCGTGTTGTGTGTCTGTATTTCTATCAGTTTCATCAACACCAGATACGTCACAAAGTACAGCAAAAACACGGATCTTACCCGCAGTTGAATCTGCACTTAATACTAATACGTCAAGAGTATCTGCACTTGCAACTATAGTTCTAGCTGTAGCTGTCGGTGCAGAGAAACCTGTAGCGTTAGTATCTCCGTCAACATATCTATGAACGTCTCCACCTGTGATACCTAAATCAAGTGTAACTGAGCCTGATAGTGCAGTAAGCACTTCAATACCAGCTTCCATGACTAAAGTTTCAGCAGGAATATCTAGTACTCTTAGAACATCATTTTGTGCTGCTCCAGAATCACCATTTATTGCTGAGACATCGATTGTATTTTCCACCAAATAAGGAGTCCTAATTCCAGCACTCAATTTTGATGGGTGCCCAGCTGTTCCGCCAGGTCCTGTCACATTATATGTAGCCATAATTATTCTCCTTAGTCTATTTTAATATGTTCTGCGATCAAAGCGTCTGATCTTAGAACTTTTCTGCCAAAGACGTGTAAGCCTCTAACAACATCAGCAAATGATTCTGTGTCTCTTACAACTTCCATTTTTGCAATATGGTTAGCAGTTGCAGTAGAAGACATATGTCCAGAAAGCACTTTGAAGTAGTTAGATGTGCTTGACGCAGCAAAGTTATTAGTTTGATACATAGTGAAGTTATGGATTTTTCCATTGTATACTTGACCGTTTCTTAGTGGTCCAGCTGCACCAGTTGTATCAGCCATTAACTTACTGTTTGCTTTACCTAGTTCTTCATAGAAGTCAGGGCTTGCTAGAAACCATCTTCCATCTATTGGAACATCAGCAGAGTCCAGTCTTTTAGCGTGGTTTGCGATTACGTTAATTGGATCAATCTCAGGTGTTCCAAGTGTAGTTCCTTCTGCGTAAGTACCTACATCTTGTCCAGATCCATCTGATCCAACTGTAGTTCCTGCACCAGAAAACATCGCAGCTATGATATTCTGATCATATGCATTTTTGAGAGCGTATGCACCAGATGATGATGCAACAGACTCAAAATTGATATGAGAATGTCTTTCTTCAATATCATCCACT